CATCTCTCAAATTCGCATCTCTCAAATTCGCATCTCTCAAATTCGCGTCACTCAAATCAGCACAGTTCAAATTCGCATCGCTCAAATTCGCATCTCTCAAATTCGCGCTACTCAAATTCGCATCTCTCAAATTCGCGTCACTCAAATCAGCACAGTTCAAATTCGCGCTACTCAAATTCGCGCTACTCAAATTCGCATCGCACAACTCAGCGTTTTTCAAATTCGCATTTTTCAAATTCGCGTCACTCAAATCAGCACTTCTCAAATTAGTAACGCTCAAATCAGCGTTGGACAAATCAGCGTTGGACAAGTCAGCGTTGCACAAAACCGCGTCTCTCAAATCAGCATCTCTCAAATCAGCACCGCTCAAATTCGCGCGTTGTCCATTATCTTCGTTGTTTAACCATTTTTTGTGTAATTCTAGAATTTCACTTAATTCTTCTGTAGTTATTTTTTTATTTTTAGTCATCAATGTTCTCCTCAATTTGTCGCATTAACTCTTTTTGTTAATGTCATATTAAAATAGTACAGTATTAGAGTGTAATTGTCAATTAAAAAAAAACTAAAACAGCACTATAACGATAGAGATCGGAATTAATTTCAACTTTATCTATTCATAAACAAAGTTAGTATAACTAGAGTTTAGGGTTAATGAATGTATAGGTTTCTGGTTTTTGTAGGATGTAATTTCGAAACTACCGGATATGTGATGTAGCCCTTGATATCCGGAACCGTTATGAGTTGTAAAATAATTGGGGCCTTCTAAAGAATAAACTTTAGTTTCACCCGCCGACACTGTTTCAAAAACAGACTCAATTTTATTTGTATAAGCGGACATTACCCCGTTTACAATAAAATCATTAGTATACAGGTTCAGGGAATAGGCACCTTCGCCAGTAATTGAGACACACCATACTTTGTTAGCGGGGTTATTAGCCGGGATGGATGCGCACGGGTTGGTATCAATAACCCCTTCAACTTCCAGAGGAGTAACTGATGTGGTGGTTATATTTTGATCTTGGATCTCGCAGCCGGTTATTAAAAAAACTAGGATTAAAAGCTTTTTCATACATTTACAATAACAATCCAGAATGCAGCGCACAATGTGTCATTTTTTACACATTCTACCTTTATAAGAGATTATTTTTTAATACCTAAAGACCCCTCAATTCGGCTCAGACGCGTATTGATATCTCGTAATACCGGGTCTAATGTGTCCAGTTTACGAGTTAAACCCTCCCCTTCGGTTCTCGGAAAAACAAACCCGTGAACATATGAGAGCATCATAACAGATGCAATAGCAGTAGCGACAATCCATTGAATAGGTTTCATCTTGTTCATCATACTCCAGTGTGTGTTATAGGCAATTAATATGGTTGATAGCGGTTTATATCCTCAATTGAACATCCCGACTGAGCGACAGAGGGAAGATGAATTTATTAATTTTATAGAGCAACATGAAAAATTTCCCCGTAGACATTTGAAAGCTTTGTTCCCAAATCTCGATGAACTAGAAGCGTCCCCTCGGGTCGCTCAAATTTTAGCAGAAAAGGCTATTAAAAAAAGTACATTTGAAGACGACTATAAAATACGGTTTTGTCAGGCCCAAGACCGGGCATTGAATAGAATTATTGATTTGTTAGACAACAGTACAGACGAAAGAATTCAACTAGACGCGTCTAAATTTTTACTCTCGGGGAGACAGGCCCATGCAAAACGGGTGGGAGAACTAAGGGCAGAGATGGACATGAACGAAATTCATAAAGATGAACAATACCCTGAGGTCGAGTAAATGGCTCGATCTCCGCTAATGAACCACAGTCATCAAAAACAAATGTTTTTAGATACTGCTAGATTTAAGGTTGCGGTCTGCGGGCGAAGGTTCGGTAAAAGCGTACTGTTAAGAGAAACACTGCTATCTCGGTCGGACAAGCCAAATAGCACAAATATATACGTTGCTCCGACTCGGCTACAAGCCAAGGCAATTATGTGGACCAGTTTAAAAGACCGGGTCCGGGAATTGAATTGGAATGTAGTAATCAACGAGTCAGAGCTAAAAATTGTCAGATCCAATAAATCTACAATAGAAATTATTTCAGCTGAAAAGCCCGGCCGTTTGCGTGGTCGGGGAATAGATTTTATCGCATTGGATGAATACGCAGAATACAGAACTGACGAGATCTGGAGGGAGGTAGTGCGTCCCGCTCTTTCTGATAAAAGAGGAGCCGCTTTTTTTGCCTTAACCCCCAAGGGGTTTAATCATGCATATGAATTAGCTCAAAAGGCAAAATCAGAAGACGACTGGGCTTATTTTCAGTTTAAGACCATTGACTCTCCGTTTTTCAAAACTCCTGAAGGGCAAAAAGAAATTGAACAAGCAAAGGCATTATTAAGTAAAAGGGATTTTAGTCAGGAATACTGCGCTACTTTTGAAAACTTTCAAGGTAGAATTTATTATGCGTTCGATAGACTCCATTGTAACACTGATCTTAATTATACTCCTCAGCTACCTCTCATTGTGGGCATGGATTTTAACAGATCACCGATGACGGCATCTCTCATGCAAAAACACGGGTCTACTTTAGTTCAGTTTGGAGAGATATTTTTACAGTCCTCTGATACTCCAGAAATATGTAGAACCATTTTACAACAGTTTCCAAAATCAAAAGGTAAAATTACAATAAGGCCCGACGCAACGGGTAAAAGAACTCAGTCCACAAATATGCATGTTTCTGACCATAATATTTTAATGCAACATGGTTTTGAATTAGAATGCGGAGCGTCTAACCCATTCAGGGTCGATCGTTGGGCTTCCGTAAATAATGCATTTGAGAAGGGATGGGTTAAGATAAATGTAGATCAATGCCCTTACACGATAAAGGATTTAGAAGTAATCTCATATAAAGAAGGGACCTGCGAACCAATGTTGACGGATAAGATGTTGGGACACATCTCGGACGCGCTTGGATACGCGGTTCATTACGAGTTTCCGATATTAGGAGACATTTCAATACAAGGATACGCGTAGAATGGCTCTGACGAATAAAGAAATCATCGAACAAGTTCAATCTCAGGAAAATAGACAGAGAATCTCTGACGATAGAGATAGATTTATGGTTTACAATGGTAAATTGAAAGAAGTAATTCAAAAAGCCATCTCAAGAGAATTTGACAAGCCGGAGACTATCCGACAGTTATTTTCCCGTATTATTCCTGTAAATATCACACAGAAAATTATTAATAAGTTGGCTGGTCTCTATAATTCTCCTCCATTTAGAACCCCTATGGATAAAAACCCAGCCGATCAGGACTTAATCGATCTTTACGGTAGCGAATTTAAAATTAACAGAAACGGGAAGCTAGCTAACCGTTATTTCAAACTCCATAAGCATGCACTTTGGCAGCCTTTTTTAGATCAATCGGGAATCCCTCGGTTGAGAACTATGCCTTCGCAAACGTACACACCATTTAGCGACGACAGGATACAGCCCGATAGACCTACAATGATAGTAAAGCATCTGGTTTTTGACGGTGATTTAGAAAAACAAAGATTTGAAATATGGACCGATGAAAAATTTTTAATTGTAGACGGTAAGGGGAATATAGACTTATTTAGAATGCAACAGCTAGACAACTTGGACGGCGTAAATCCATTTGGTCGGCTACCATTTGTTTATATTTCAGACGACACGGACGGTAATTTAATCCCCATTTCTGACGATGACCTGATTAGTATGCAGGTTGTTATTTGCGTTCTTTTAACCGACTTGGCATTTGCTTCAAAATATCAATTGTGGAGTGTCATCGCTCTGAAAGGCGCTAACTCAAACCAAAATATTGATTGGAACCCTAATAGCGTTGTTAAGTTGCCTCCTGGAGTTGAAATTGAAGCTATTAAACCAAAACTAGACACATTAGAAGCTTTGCAATTTATTGAGTCATTAATCAGTATGTTATTAACGACTAAAAACCTAAGTGTGGGGGAAGTGTCAGCGGAGCTTTCTGTAGGTCGTGCTTCTAGCGGAGTGGCCAAATTAATTGACCAGTCGGAAACAACTGAAGACAGATTGGATCAAGAGCAGGTATTTAGAGATTCAGAAACACAGCTATGGGACTTGTTTGCTCATTCCATGTTGCCAGTTTGGGTTCAGAGTGGACAGATTAACTCTGATTTTGTCGGTAAATTTTCTGATTCGTTTGCACTTTCTATCCGATACCCTGATCCAAAACCAAAGGTGAGCGATGCGGAAGTGGTAGACGTAGAAATTAAAAAATTAAATGAGAACCTTACGACTAGGGAACTCGCATTGAGAGAAATTTATCCAGAATTCAGTTCAGAAGAAGTAAAAAATCTAAATGAATCTATTGTGAAAGAAAAGAAAGAAGCGGTTGATAAAATGAGAGAAGCTTTTTCTTCTGAAGATAAAAAGGATTTGATAGATGGCTCTGACTCTGAAGTTTAATCTTTCAGATATTATGCAACAGGGATTTACAGACGGTCAGAGACGAGTCCTTACACCATCTATTTCGTCTACAGGTATTAAGGTCCAATTCGCGCGTAGAGCGATTGAGGCTATTTTAGAGCGTACAAATCAGGGGAAGGATAAAAATAATAAGAGTTTCAAGCCGTATTCAACCCGTTACAAAAAGAGCCGAGAGTTTAAAATATATGGAAAAACTTCTCGGGTAAATCTTAAACTGTCCGGGGAGATGCAGGCCAGTATTCATCCGGGTAGATCTTCCGGTCAAACAGTCACAATCGCTATTACAGATCCTGAACAAGTGGGTAAAGCTAGGGGACACATTAACGGGAGTGGGCCATTACCTGTCCGAGATTTTTGGGGTTTATCTATGAAAGATCAAGTCTCTATTTTAAAGGAAATTTTTAGAGTGGAAAATGCTGCTGCTAGATTCGAAGCTCTAGAAGAGGGATTGCAGGATGTTTTAAGAGAAGCTGCTATAGGAGCTGGTATAGATCAAACGGCAACCAGTGTTTCTGTGGATGTTCCATCTGGGGAAGCCCTATAAATGGCTGGTCCAAAAAACTTCAAAGACGTTAATAGGGCCTTGCGTCAAATAGAATCGGTCATAAACAGTAAAAAAACATCCAGTATTTTAGGTAATGAAGCCAAAGACGCTATATTTAAGAGAACCAAAACAGGGTTTGGGGTTAAAGCAGATAAGACGATTCCGTCTAGTAGGAAAAAGTTAAAGAAACTATCCCCCGCATATATAGAACAAAGAAAAAGGTATGGGGTCCAAGGAAAGTTTGGATCTCCAGAATTTTCAAACCTGACTAATACGGGACAAATGCTTGACAGTATTGTTTTAACTGCGGGACACGGTCAATTCACATTGATCATTCCTAATACTGTCCGTAAAAAAAGAGGAAAAGAGAAGGGTACTAAAACTAATGCCCAGGTAGCGCAACACGTTAGCGATAACGGAAGGCCCTGGTTTAATTTAACAACGGCTGAACTAAGAATAGTAGAACAGAATTTAAGTTCAATCATAAATAAGATTATAAAACAGACAATCGGTTGAAAACAAAACAGACAGTGTTTACTAACAGCCCTAAGGAGGGGTATAATATGGAAAAACCAACCAGTGGTGGTAATCCCGTAACCAGCGGTGCGGGAAATGAAGACGAAGTAAAAACCAATGACACACAACAAACTGATTCCAGCGGATCGGGAGTAAGTAATCCTCACCTTGATAAGGTTTTAAGGGAAAAGCGAAATTACGCCGCGAAGGCTGCTGAACTTGAAGCCAAAATAAAAGAGTTAGAGGAAAACAAACTTGTTGAGAGTCAGAAGTTTGAGTCTTTGTGGCAACAGGAAAAAGAAGCGCGGGTTCAAGCTGAATCTAAGTATTCACAGCTCAGTACAAAGATTGAAGACAATGAAAAGAAGTCCGCAATCAGGTCTGAACTGGTTAAGCTTGGGTTAAACCCTCAGCATGAGCAAACCGTGTTTCGTTTAATGGATACAAAAGATGTTTTTTTAGACCAGGATACCGGGGCAATTATTGGAGCTGATCATGCTGCTAAAGCATTTCATGAGAGTTTCAAGGACCTTGGTTTTTTTGGTCGAAAGACGCCTGGCGTATCTTATGAAGCTCCTGGTGTTAACGTAAATGCAAGTAAACCACTGGATCAACTCTCTAAAGAAGAGATTCTCCAGCAACTGAAATCAATGGAGTAAATAAAAATGCCTATCGGTAATACTGATTTAACAGCAACAAAGAATGCGCTGATCGTATCTCTCGTTCAGCGTGAACTCATTTCTAAAGCAGTCGTGATGCCATCTATTAAGGACGCGTCTATGTTTGCAGTGAAGGGAGCAAAGTCTATCTCTGTTCCACGCGCTGGAAGCTTCACTGTAGAAGACCGAGCTACTACGGTTCAAGCTGCGCTAGCTAACGTGACGTATGCAGTAGACACGATTACACTAGATCAAATGTCTACCATTTCTTGGGTAGTCGATCCTCAAGATGCGATTGAATCAAGTGTTGATGTTCAGGCAGATCTTGCAGCTCGCGCTGGTCGAGCGCATGCTAAAAACTTCGACACTAAAGTCATCGCTGGATTAGAAGCTGATTCAACCGCTACTACCACAGCTGGAGCTATTTCTAAGGCGATTGTTTTAGAAATGCGTGAAGCTCTTTTGACGGCTGAAGCTGAACTGGGTCAACTGACATTGTTAGTCGGTCCTGACTCTGAAGCAGCTCTTTTAGCTATTGCTGAGTTTGTCGAAGCAGATAAATACGGATCGGCTGTTATCCCAAGCGGTGTTTTAGGCCGTCTGTATGGGGTTGAAGTGAGGCTTAGCACACAAATTGCCGCTTCTACTTTCTATATGTATGACCGAGATGGATACGGTTTTGCTATTCAGCAAGCTCTTCAAATGGGTCAACGTCCCGCTCCTGAGTATGGTTCAGGTGCTATTCTAAAAACAGTGGATATGAAATGGGGCCACGACGAGCTTCAAAACGGAGCATTGTTGTTGAAAGACAATAACTAAATGTCAATGTTGATCGGGGGGGCTTCTACTGCGAGGCCCTCCCAGATCAAAATGTTTATAAAAGCCAAAACACCGGAGTCTTTGGTTAAAAAACAGCTTGATCTAAACCTTAAACTCATGGGGCAAGCCTCATACACGGACATCAGTTTTGTCGATGGGTTTTGGTATGCTTGGTTCTTAGTGGATGTGGATAAATATCCGGGAGTCATAGGAGTGTTCAGTGGTTCTTAGCCCGGCTCTTTGCGATAGAGAACAAGATAAATTTCAAGACAGTGCATCTGGTACGTGCGTTAAAACAACCGAAGCATTGTTTGAAGAACGAACAGATAGAATCAATTCACAAAATAAAATTTATGGTCGAGCTATTATTTTAGGGTCTGCTACGAGTGATCCAGTTTGGCAGATTTGGAGAGTCATAGAAACTGGGGGGGACACTCATAAAACTTTCGCTCAAAAAGATGCAAGTCCTAATTCTGGATTCGTTCATGTTTGGGATGATCGGTTGAATTTATTTCCAGCGGCGGACTTTGATAATCCAGCTAGTTTATTATTTGACGGTGTGGATGAACACGTGACATTTGGAGACAATTACACTTTTGGTCCAGCGACAGCGTTCACATGGTCGTTTTGGATGAAAGCTCAAAACTTTTCTGCTAATCGATGTATGGTATCTAAAACAACGAACGACGCGAGCGTTAGTGGGTATTCGTTTCAACATACAAGCGCCGGGAAACTGTTCGTTCAATTTAGGGCTCCGGGAGCATTATATAATAGAACCTACAATACTGTTATGACTGCGGGTGTTTGGTATCATATCTGTTTCACTTATAATGGGTCATCAAATATGAGTGGGTTAGTCGCATATATTGACGGAGTAGCAGAAAATGCGACTGCAGCCGGAAATGTGTCGGCATGGACCGTACCGGATGATCTAGTGGTGGGGTCTCGGGGTACTACTTTTTATTTTTCTGGGAACCTGAATCAAGTGACGGTGTGGGACAAGGCGTTGACACAACTTGAAGTCACCGAGCTTTATAATCTTGGATCGGCTATTGATCCCGCAAATCATACCGCTGCGGCTAATCTTTTATCTTATTGGCCATTCGCATTTGATTCAAACTTTCCTACTGAAGTAGATCAAGTAGGGTTGGTTGACGGTACGTTAGTCAATATGGAAGTCGGCGACTATGACACAGGAGACGTGCCATGACTAGATTTCTAACAGGAACAGTTTACATCATAGAAAACGCACGTCAGCTTCGAAAAGAACTGATTAACTGGTCAAAGTTTGGATTTAATGTGACGACTGATTCAATAAGAAAGTCTTTGGATGGGTCTCTTGTTATCATTAAGGTGAAATTACCCATCCCAGAGGCGCTTCAAAGCTATGAGCTTTATAATCAAGAGGAAATTCTTAATATTGTGTCCGGACCGACTTGGGAGGCAAACCCAGAATGAGTTTTATCAATACGATTTCAAAACCAGATCTCATTCGGTTGAAAGCACCGAATTATATTTTTGGACAAAGCTTCACAGCGACAAAGAATACAGTGACCGTTATTGATATACCAATCCCTGTTAAGTTTGCTTTAACGGGAGCCGAGTTTTGGGTTCAAGACCACAAGTACAGTAGCTACTTTAACGGTTATTTATTTGATGTAGATAATATATTAGGACAAGGACCGGGACCATTGGGGCAGTTTGCAGTGAATCGTCACATAGCAGATAAGACTGTCCATGTTATGGACCTTGATATTGCAACGTCAATATTAGTCGATGGTCTTTATTTCCGAATCGTTTACACAAATGTGGAGACGGATGATTTAGCTGAGGACGCGACTGGTTGGGTTAATTTCAAGGGGTATAATTTGGATAATGCAGGGATCTGAGGTGATCAATGTTATTGAATCAATGGATTAGAGTTTATTATAACGACAACGGAGTTTTGACCGATTTTTCTCTTAAAGCTCAAGACAATTCAAGTACGTCATTCCCGTTTGTTGCAGCAGAGGATTTTTTATATATTGCTCAGGATCTCCCGTTTAATAATTTTTTTATTGAAATGGGTACCGCCAACGCGGCAACGTCAGTAGTTCAGGTTCAGACTTGGGCATCCAATGCTTGGGTTGACGTGGTTAATGTTATGGATGGGACCGATCTTGCTGGAGCAAGTTTTGGTCAAGACGGTGTCGTTCAATTTATCCCTGACAGAAATGACTCTTGGGGTTTTGTGAGCGATACCACAGAAGAGCCCGTTGCTATGGGGCTTTCATCCATTGAAATTTACGATAAGTTTTGGCTCCGCGTTAAATTTAGTAATGACTTAGACGTTGGGACAACTTTTAAGCGTTTGGGGTACGCATTTTGCTCTGATTTTCAACTGAATCAAATTGATCCTGAGATCAACAACTATTTGACGTCTTGGAATGGGACCAAAACGGATTGGTCAGAACAGATCATGCTG